CACCAATTAGTCCTATAAAGACGAGTTCAGCAGTTGCCGATGTTGGCGTAGGCTCAGATGGTGAATTCCATGGCACTTATCAACAATGGCGTGAATCTCGTAAAGCAGGAAAGATTAGGTAGCAGGATATTAAACTCTTAAAATAAGGAAATATCATGGCTAATAATTTACTAACCATTAGCAAGATCACCAACGAAGCGTTGATGGTTTTGGAAAATGAATTAACATTCACATCAGAAGTTGACCGTAACTATGACGACCAATTTGCAGTAGTAGGCGCAAAAATTGGTAACACAGTAAACGTTAGACGTCCTGGTCGTTTCATCGGAACAACAGGCCCAGCATTAAACGTTGAAGATTTCAATGAAACTTCAGTTCCTGTTACTTTATCAACACAGTTCCACGTTGACACACAGTTTACAACTCAAGACCTAGCATTATCTTTAGATATGTTTAGTGACAGAGTTCTTAAACCAGCTGTTGCAGCGATTGCGAATAAGATTGACCGTGATGGTCTTACAACTGCTAAAAATTCAACAGCTAATATCGTTGGAACAGCAGGTGTTACTCCAACAGGTTTAATTACTTACTTATCAGGCCAAGCATATCTTGATTCTGAAGGCGCTCCTAGAGATGGCCGTAGATCATGTATCGTTGAGCCATTTACATCTGCAACTATTGTTGACAACTTAAAAGGTCTTTTCAATCCTACAACTCAAATCTCTGCTCAATACACTAAAGGTTTAATGGGTCGTGATTCAGGTGGTATGAATTGGAAATTAGATCAAAACGTTGTTTCACAAACTTTTGGTTCTTATGCAACAGCCGTTCTTTCATGTAACGTTACAACAGCTACAGGTTTCTTGACAAGTGGTTGGGCTTCTAGCTCTAACATCACTATCGCTGCGACTTCAACTGCTGCGGCTTACTTAAATCAAGGTGACACATTTACTATTGCTGGCGTTTATGGTGCTAACCCACAAAATCGTCAATCTTATGGTAAATTGCGTAACTTCGTTGTTAATTCACCTGTAACTATTAATGCTTCAGGTTCAGCTACTGTAAACGTTTCACCAGCTATTATTACTGCTGGTCAATTCCAAAACGTAGTTGTAACTTCAACAGGCTCACAAACAGTTACTCCGTTTAACAACACAGGTGTTACATCACCACAAAACATCATCATGCACAGAAATGCGTTCACACTAGCAGTAGCTGATCTTGAGCTACCTGACGGTGTTCACTTCGCTGGTCGTGCATCTGATAAGGAAATTGGTCTTTCAATGCGTGTTGTTCGTCAATACACAATTAACAATGACTCAATTCCTACACGTCTTGATGTTCTATACGGTTGGGCGCCACTCTATCCAGAGTTAGCTTGCCGAGTAGCAGCTTAAGTAATGTAACGGTTAGGGGATGTAAAAGTCCCCTATATTAATCAAACAGAAAAAGGAAAATTTATCATGGCAAATCCAGGCCCAGCAGTCACCTCAAGCGCACATCCGCAGCTAGTTGGTTCAAACCAAGCGCTACGTTTGTTAGCTGTTTATCAAGGTGTTAATGCTAATGCAACAGGTGACACAGTGTTACCTATCATTAACTCAACATCTTACTCTGTAAAAAATGTTGTTTTTACAAACGCTTCAATTAGCTTAACAACAGCTGCCGCAGGTTTATTTACTGCTCCAGCAGCAGGTGGAACAGGTATTGTTGCTAACGCAGCTTTATCAGGTTTATCTGCTTCAACAGTTGTGTCAGAAAGAACTGTAGCTACTACAGCTGCTCAAACAGCTCAAAACTTATATGTGAACGTTGCAACTGCACAAGGTGCAGCAGCGACATTCGATGTATATGTTTATGGCTACGACTTAACGCAACAAAGCTAATAGATGTAATATAAGAGATTAAGCCATTAAATTTCTAATGGCTTTTTTTCTATTAAAGTTTATAATTTAACTAATTCAAGGAAACAATCATGGCTAATACCACAGTTTTAAAAGCAGCAGGGAAAACCTATGCTATTGCTGTTACAGCTACATCATCAACTTCACTTACTATTGACGATTCAACTAACGATCAAGTTAATTTCGCTACGTTTTTAAATGCTGGCGCTAAAGCTTGTGCTATTACTGTTTCTAATTTAGCTACTGCTCCTGTTTCTGTATTCCCAACAGCAGGCACTCCAGGTGATTTTGTATTACCAGCAAATATGACATACCCTATAACTTTAGCAGTTCCAACAGCTCCTTTCCAAATCACAGCAGTTTGCGGTGGTTCAGATACAACTACACTTTATGTAACGGCTGTTGAAAATCAATAAATTAAGGAAATATAATGACTAGTCCTGCTCAATCAGCCGTTCAAAACTTATTGCCTGTTCAGGCATATTTTGATGCCCAAGATAATTTTGTGACATTTATTGGGCAGAACAAGCCATTTTCAGCAACAATCGACCCTGACCAATCAGGATTAAACATTACAAGCAGCACAATTAATAGCACGACTATTGGTGCTATTACACCGTCAACAGGTGTATTTACTAACATAGCCACTACAACAGGCACGATTTCAACAACACCTTCTGCGGCTACTGATATTGCTAATAAACAATATGTAGATTACGCATTATTAGGCATTTCATGGAAAGCGCCAGCAAAAGCAGCCACAACTGTAAACATTACGCTTTCAGGCCCACAAACTATTGATACCGTTTCAGTTGTTGCAGGCGATACAGTTTTAGTCAAAAACCAAACAAACGCAGCTGAAAATGGTATTTATACTGTTCAAACAGGTGCATGGACTTATGCGGTTGGTTCTACAACATGGGCGCAATATGTAGGTGCGGTTATTTATATAGTAGCTGGCGGTCAAGCGACTGCTGCGTTCTATACAACAGCACAACCAGGCGGCACATTGGGTGTGACCGCAATGAATTGGTATAACCTTTCATTCTCATCAAGCTACACAGCAGGCACAGGCCTTACTTTAGCAGGCACACAATTTAGTATTACTAATACGGCAGTAACAGCCGCAGCTTATGGTTCTGCAACACAAGTTGGAACATTTACGGTTAATGCACAAGGTCAATTAACTTTAGCAGGCAATACAACAGTTACACCAGCGGTTGGTTCTATTACAGGACTTGGAACAGGCGTTGCAACAGCTTTAGCTGCTAACGTTACAGGTTCAGGAAGTATTGTATTAGCTACTTCACCTACTCTTACAACACCAAATTTAGGCACTCCAAGCGCTTTAGTCGGAACTAATATAACAGGCACAGCTTCAGGATTATCTATTGGTGGCAATGCTGCAACGGCTACTACAGCTAATACTGCTACAACAGCAACTACCGCAACAACAGCTACAACAGCTACTAATTTAGGCGGTGGAGCAACAGGTTCTTTACCATATCAAAGCGGTGCAGGCGCTACAACATTCTTGGCAGCTGGTTCTAACGGACAAGTATTAACTTTAGCTGGTGGCGTTCCTTCATGGGCGGCTGGAGCAGCAGGAACAGTTACATCTGTTTCAGGCACAGGCACAGTATCAGGTATCAGTTTATCAGGAACAGTTACAAGTTCAGGCTCATTAACTTTAGGCGGATCATTAGATTTATCTAGCCCTCCTGTTATTGGCAATACATTGGCTGCCGCAATCACAGGAACTATAGTTACTGCATCTACTAAATTTGTAGGCCCTTACTTTGACGCAGCTAGTTCAGCTGGCGGTGCATTAAGAAATGCAAGCGGAGTTGCTCAAATTCAATGGGGTAGTGGTGGTGGTAGTAATGTAACTGTTGACGTATCAGCTAACTTAAATGGCACTAATGCTCAAATAGATATTAGCCCTACAGGAACAGGCCATGTTCACATAAATCCAACAGGATCAGGAAGCGTTGAAATTAAGCCTACAAGTTTAGGCGTTATGGATAACATGACTATTGGTGCAACAACTGCGGCTGGTGGCACATTTAGCACATTAAGATTTAACTCAACACTATCATTAAACGGATCAACAGGCACAGCAGGTTATGTATTAACTTCTAATGGCGCTTCTGCACCTACATGGGCTACAAATTCTGCAACTGTGGCTATTACAGACGATACAACTACTAATGCTGTTCGTTATCCATTATTTTCTGCTATCACTACAGGTAACATTAATACAGAATATGTAAGCTCTACTAAATACCAATTTAACCCAAGCACAGGCATATTAACTGCAACAGGTTTTGCTGGCGCTTTAAATGGCTCTGTAGGCGCTACAACGCCAAGCACAGGCGCATTTACAACATTATCTGCATCTAGCACAGTATCAGGCACAGGATTTAGCACATATTTAGCTTCACCTCCTGCAATTGGTGGCACAGCACCAAGCTCAATTAAAGTAACTTACGGCTATTCACCTAACTTAACACTAACAGACGCAGCAACTATTGCATGGGATACATCTTTAGGCCAAGTGGCTACATTTACTTTTGTATCAACAAACAGAACAGTGGGCGCACCAACTAACTTAGTTAATGGCGGTTTCTATGGACTAGCAGTTATTCAAAATTCAGGTAGTAATACTTTAACTTGGAACGCTGTGTTTAAATGGACAGGTGGAGTTGCACCAACACTTTCAACTGCTGCTTCAGCTAAAGATTACTTTGTATTCCGTAGTGATGGCACAAACTTATATGAACAAGGTCGCTCATTGGGGGTTGCTTAATGTTTCCTGTTTTATCAGCTAACACACTTTCCACAGGCTATAACTTAACTAACTCTTTAAGATTTAGAAGTAGTGCATCTGCTTATTTATCAAGAACTCCAGCAACTGCAGGTAATCGTAAAACTTGGACTTGGAGCGGATGGGTTAAGCTAGGAGCAATCAGTCTTTCATCACAAAAATTTATATCTATCACCCGCAGAAGCTTGAGTTGTATCAAAGGCAACAACAACATGATACCAAGCACTTGGGTCACGATAAACAGAAGTTGTTGCTACAGTAGCAGTGCCATACAAATCTAAACA